TTTCACGTAACTTCATATGATTATCATAGTCCACCCTAGATTCTGCCATGTATAATTCTGCTGTATCTACATCATACGGAGACATAAGTCTAGCAGTACCAACAAAACAACAAGGACTTACCATTCCGTCCGCATTTATATGTAACTCAAATTCTTGGTGATTAAAACTTTTACAAGTTATAAGAGAATTATTGTGTTTAAAATCTTGTTTATAAATTTCACCTTTCCAAAAATCAGTGTAGAATTCTTTGTCGTGTTTTTTATATAGATAATCATCTACGTTGATATCTCCCCCTTCCAAGAAAGGTTTAGAATTATTAGGATTACTATCATCTATACTATATAAAAATTTTCCTTTGGGATCATGTACATTCATGTTTTTACTATTTTCAAATCCCAATGGATCCTTTTTAAAAAATTTTTTAAATCCCAATTCTTTAGCAAAATTCATTGCTTCTGTTACTTGATGTTCATTATGTTTGAAAATTAAATAATCCCAATGAGCTACTCCACCACCATCAATAAATGCTTTTACATTTTCAATAATTTTATTAAAATCTGTATTCCTTCTATATAAATGATTTGTATCTTCTAAGCCATCTATACTCCAAATAACAAAACTTCCTGGCATTTCGGATAATAATTTACCAAATTTATACCACCACTCAGTAGACTTTAAACTTCCATTTGTGTTAAATTGCAAGTTTTCATTATCTAAGTTTTTAATATCATTTCTATTATCCTTTACATAAGTAACGATGTCCATTAGATCAGGATTTGTTATTGGGTCTCCAAAAGTTCCGCAGAATTGTAAACGTTTTTGCCTATTGATTGTTTTTTCGTTAAACCATGAACGGAATTGTGAAAAAGTTATATAAGTTTCATTAAATACTTTACTTGTTGCACCACCATTTACATTCCTGGGGCAATTAGGACAAGCTGCATTACAAAGAGAAGATACTTCTATATCTAATCTAACTTGGTTATCTTTAATATTCCACATATTTCCTTATAATATTATAAAACTCTGGAAATGTTTTCCTATAATCATTGTTCCTATAGATATCATGTTTTTTAGTTATGTCTAAAAATTTCCTAGTAAAATCTTCTTCTTCTATTTTTACAAAATCTTTGATAATTTTTATATTATCATACTTAAACGTTTCTGCTTTTTTTATTAGTTCTTCTTTTATACCAGGATGTAGGTGTTTAATACAAAAATGTCGAGGTCCATAAAGAAAATTGGCATATAAAATATTTTCGTTGTTAAATTCTTCCACAAAGAAATCCAATGTTTCTTCAGCATAATACGCATTATAAATACTAACTGTAAAACAGATATTAGCATAAACATTCATAGGTCTATTCCAATCCCAACATAAACCATCTGTGAGTTGATTTAGTAATCTCATATTGTTTACTACCTCGTCCCATTTGGCCAAATGTCTAATATATTCAAATTTATCTTTTACACCATCTATGCTAAAATTAATATTAACAGATTTAAAATTAGAAAGTTTATTATATATTTCTTCAGAAAAAATAGTTCCGTTGGTATTGTAATGCAAGCTAATATTTTTTGATTTTCCTGAACTAATACAAAAATCTAAAAAATCCCATTGTTGTTTAACAAGCATGGGTTCACCACCATACATATGTATTTGTTCTAGATTATCAACTATTTTTTCCATGTTTTTCCAAAACAAAGATTTGTCATTATATGCTTGTTGGTACTTTGTATTCATTTCTTTTTTCCACTGAGATGAAAGATTATCAATGTTAGCCATCTCAGTTACCCACATACTGCTATTTGAAGGATCACAAGTTCTACATTTTATATTACAAGTATTTCCTAAATTGATATCAATATCTTTTAAAATATAGTTATAAGTACTTTTTATCTCTTGATTGGCTCTAACTCTTTTACTAGGAATTCCAGATCCTGCTGAAGATCCTTTTCCTATTTTCTCTTCTTGTTCACAATATGTACAATTTTTATGCCAACCTGTTTTCATTTGTTCTTTAATTTCATTAAAGATAACACTCTTTTCTTTTATTTGTGTTATATCATCTACCATAATGTTGGCAGACTTTGGTACACCATCTCCATTATCCAATACGTTTCGACTTAGACAACATATTTTCATGGTACCATCATTTTCTGTCGTTATTCCATGATCTAATAAACTACAATAAGGCATATTTCTTTCTTTTGGTTATAATATTTTTAATCAATTCTTTTGTTTTTTGTTGTTCACCAACAAATTTTACATTTTTTAATAAATTGTATAGCTCAACATATTTATTGTTTTCTAAAAAACTTAAATATTCCTCTGCTTTTGGTATGTCTGATTTACTAACTTGAAAGTCTTCTGGATTATCACACAAATTAATAAATATTTTTTCATTAGGAAATTCGTCATATAGCTTGTGGAAATTAAATAAATTTATATTCATTAATACACTGTGAATCTCAATATCAAAATTTTCAAAATCTTTTATAATTAAATAATTTTTTTTAATCTTACTAAAAGTTAATGGCCATCTTACAAAATTAAAATCTTCTTTAGTTCCATCTATACTTAAATTAATTTTAACTTTTTTAAACTTATTTAATAAATTAATTTTTTTAGGAATAACAGATAAGTTTGTGTTAAGATTCATTTCTATATTTTTAGCATACTGATTTTCAATATTTTCTATTAAATCCCAAAATTCATCTATTATTAAAGGCTCTCCCCCAATTATATACATTTTTTTCATATTTTCATACGACACATTAGGAATAGTAGGGGGAAAATAAGTATTGTTATTATTAATTTTAGCCCATAAGGAACTACTGTGATCTCCACACATAATACAAGCAGCATTGCATTTAGTACCTAAATCAAGATTTAAATACTCTAATTTTAAAAAGTTGTCATCTTTAATTTCTTTAACAGTTTCAGAAAACATACTATTATGCATTTGTCTAAAACTATTAACTCCTATATACTCTTGATTTCTACATCTATCACATTTTTGTGGCCATTTACCTTGCAACATTTGTGAACGAATTTCAACTAATTCTGAATGATTTAAAAAATCTTTGTTAGGATCAAATTTAAATAAATTTGGGTCAGAGCTATTGCAACAAACTCTAACATACCCCATACTATTAATGCTTAAATGATTCCAAGGAAGAACACATATTGTAGAATTTTTCATACTCTGGAAATGTCTTTATAAAATTAGTTTGTCTTCTTTGGTCAATAGCATTAATAAAAATAGCAAAATCACAGTTAGCTTTGAAAACTTTTTCTTTGTCTGGTTTATTTGTTTCCCAAAATAAATATGTTCTTGTCATATCATTTATTTCAGAATCCAAAAAAACATCATTATTTTCCTTTGCATAACTTATACATTCATTCAAAAAGTATCCATAGTCTTCAAAAGGAAAACTAATTATCGAAAGATGTAACGGATCTTTTAAGTATGGAAAACAAAATCTTACTTTATACTTACCAAATTGCTCTTTCCAATCTTTAATTTTAACCAAAAAATCTTTAAATGAGCTTACAGCTAAATTACTGTAAGCAACCATAATTTCAGCGTCACAGTCAACATTTTTTAATAATGTTTTGATATTGGATTCATATAACGAACAGTCTAAATTGTGCCTAATATACTCAGCTTTTGGACCCCAAGTATCACAACTAACATGAAATGATATATTTTTTATTAATTTTTTGTTTTGTATTCTTTTTAATTGCGATACTAAGTTTTCTATTACTTTAGGCTTAATTGTTAAATTACTATTAATTATTAAATTTAAATGTTCACACCCACCTTTTTCAATTATATCTAAAAGTTTATAAGTATTTTTATTCAATAAAGGTTCGCCACCTGTTATTCTTAGTGTGTATAAATCTTTTATTAAATCAGGCCACCATTCCCAAAATGCTTTAACATATGGATTATTTTCATCTTCATCATTATAAAAAACTCTATCATTAATAAGATAATTACTATATTGTTCTGTTAAGTTTAGTTTAATAGGTCCAAATTTTTCTAATTCATTATACCATGTAGAACTTTGAGTAGGAGCACAGTAAAGGCAAGATAAGTTACATGTATTTCCATAACTTATTTCTATTAATTTAGGATTGTAATTGCTATCCCAAGGAAGATTTTTAATTTCATCAAAGTCATTTTTATAAGGAATGCTATGTGTTACTCTATCACTAAAAAGATTGTCATTATTTAAATTTTCTATATTCCAACAATAGTAACACTCAGGAGGTTTACCTCCCTCAAGCATGTCTTTTCTTTGAAGCTTTTTAAAATGAGTATTATGTAAAGCACTAGGATTATCCTTTATCTCATCAAGGGGAATAAAATGAGGATATGGATGATAACAACTATGTGTATCACCTGATTGTAAATATAAAGTTACATATGTCCATTTCATTAAACAAAAACCAGGTCCTACTGAATCTAATTTTTGTTTAAAAAATTTATTTTTTTCCAAATTTGTCATTAATTATCTTTTGAGAGTCCTCATTAAAATACCCACTTCCTCTATCACCCATTTCACCGTAACTTAATTTATCCCATTCTTTTCCACAGCATTCAGTGCATTGTACACTTCGCATAACATTACCTAGCTCAAAACTATCAACTAACCAATCTTTATACAATGAAGAACTTACAACACTTTCTAATGAATTTACATTTAAATTGATTGAATCTAATCCGCCTTGCAAGTCAATCATTTTTAAAACACTATCTTTTAATTCAGGTTCTCCAGGTTTATCATTTTCACCTCCTAAAAAACAACATGGATAAACATATCCATTTGCAGTTACAAAAATTTCATTATTATCGATTCTTCCTTTTCTGGAAAAATGAATACATCTTGGTTCTAATTCGATTGTGTTTGCAAGTACCTTTTCAGATCTATAAGTTATATACTTGGAATATTCATCTGCTTTCATTTCAAAAAGCGCCTTTAAATTTGCATTATAATTAATATTTTTTAAAAAATTAGCAGGTTGCTCTTCTGTTTTAATTTTTTTCTTTAATTCTTGTAAAGTTGTATCATTGTATAATGGATTTTCAGGAGCTTCTAACTTATACAGTGGTTGATTATTAGGTCCCCATACCTCAAAATATCTATCTTTAGTCCATCTAGTTGTTTTTTTAACATTGAAGTTTTCGAAACCCATTTCCTTAGCTAATTGTTTTGCTTCTTCTACTTGATGTTCATTGTGTTTAAAAACTATAAAATCCCAGTGTGCAATTCCTCCAGCATTGATAAATGCTTCCATGTTTTCTTTAATTTTTTCAAAAAAAGTATTACGTCTATATAAATGATTTGTATCTGCTAAACCATCTACACTAAAAGTTACGTGATCTCCTCTTCCTTTAAGCCCACTATTAATAATAGTTCCCAACTCTGCCCACCAAGATGTTGTCCTAGCACTTGCATTTGTAAAAATTTGCAAAGTTAAATTTGGATTAGTTTCACGTAAATATTTGTATATTAAAAGTGTATCAGCAGCAACAATAGGATCTCCATAATTACCACAACTATACACTTTTTTTAAACCTTTTACAAAATCTGGCAAAAACCAATTTTTAAATTTATCTATAGTTATTTCATCTAAAACTAAATTTTCATTCAGCTTTGCCCCATAATTTTCATATCTAGGACACATAGGACAACCTGCATTACATTTGTTTGTTAATTCTAAATGCATACTAGTAATTCTATTATAAGGATCAGGATCAGTATAATGCCATAAAGGCTTTAAAAAATTATTATTCATGGTAACTTTTACATAATTGATAAAACTCTTCATATTCAGGAAAAGTATTTAAAAAATTCCTATTCCTTCTCTTATCATTTTCGTTAACAAATGTATAAAAATCTTTTCTACCATTCTCTATTTGTTCTGGTCTAAATGGATTTTGTAACATTACATCTGTAACACGTTTCATTTTTTCACATTCAACTTCACTGAATCCATGCCATCCTATATCCTTAATTTGGTGGTTATACATAAATTCTAAAGTATCTTTTTGATCTTGTATATAACTTTCAGGCAAAGTATTAAGTAAAAACCAAGGAGGCTCTTTAATATAAGGGGTGTCGAAGTTAAATCTTACTTTATTGTCTTCATTTTTATATTCTTGTCTCCATTGCATAATTTTATCAAGTAACAATCTAAAGCTATTTCTAACACACAAATTATGATATGTACACATAAAATATATGTTACTGTCAGGATTAAGATCTAAATAAGTCCTTACATTTTTTTCCCAAATTTCACAATTAAATCCTTCTCTTATATATTCTGCTTTTTCACCCCAACTTTCAACACTTGTAAATAAATGAAAGTCTTTTATTTTGTTATCTCTTTTAAGTCGTGCAATGCTTTCACTTAATTTTTCAACTAATTTAGTTTTAACACCCATATTACTGTTAACATGAATAGTTAAGTCAGGTCTAGGTTCATTATGAAGTCTTTCTAAAACTTCAAAAGTATTAGGATTTAATAAACATTCTCCGCCAGTAATTCTTAAAACTTTGAGAGTTTTACTAACTTGCGGCCACCAATCCCAAAAAGCTTTAATGTATGGATTATCATCTTCAGGTCTATAAAATGTGTCTTTTAAAAAGTCTATTCCATATTGATTATAACTAAGATCAATATCACCATGAGTTTCCATTTCATCTAACCAGCTAGAACTAGCTTGTGGACAACAATAAATGCATTTAAAATTACACTTGTTACCAAAACTTACTTCAATGTGTCTTGGTTGCCAATCTGCATCCCAGGGTAAATTTTTAATTTCTTCATAATCTGGCATAGCGTAATCACTTGTACTATGAACCATTCTATCGCTTATATGGTCCCCTTCTAAATTTTCAATATTCCAACAATAATAACATTCATCTGGCCTTCCTCCTTCTAACATTAACTTCCTTTGTTGTTTTTTCCAAGGAGTATTATGAAGTCCAGATGGATTGTTTTTTAAATCTTCTAAATTTATTCTTCTAGGTTTAGGATGATAACAACTATGATTATCTCCCATATGTAGGTAAAGTGTTACAGTTTGCCATTTCATTAAACAAAAACCGTTACCAACTTGATTTAATTTTTCTTTTGTATTTAAGATACTATCATAATAACTCATTTTTCCCTTTTATCCTCTAAATATTTTAATTTACATGTATTGTAGAAATTTTCTAAATCAGGAAAAATTTTTACAAAAGACAAATTTTTTCTTTTATCGTATTCTTTAAAATATGTATAAAAATTTTTCATTTTTGTATCTACATCATTAGTTCCTAACTTACACCACTCTAAATTTCTTTTCATTCTATTTACTTCATATAATTTGAAACCTGGTACGTGCTCAGATTTTATTTCCGAATTTTGACTTATAGATACATTTTGTTCCATAAACACTATAGCATCCTCAATAAATTTTATCAATTCAGGATAATCTTTTATAATTTGAATAGAAAACCAATCTGGATATTCTAAATAAGGCGTGTCAAACCAAATTAATTGTTTTGGTACAAAATTATGATGTTGTAAATGATCAAACTTTACTATATTATTTTTTTGAAATTCCTCATTATAGGTTTTTCTAAGATACAAAATATATTCTAAAAAGCCTTTTAAATTTGGCAAACTCAATATATTGAAAGTATTTATAAATGAAATGGTAACGTTATGTGTATTAGTTAATAATTGTTCAATATTTTTAGTTAACGTTTCATAATTTAATCCATGTCTAATATATTCTGCCTGATTTCCGACAGAATCTAAGCTAATATAAACCATTACATTTTTTGTACTATAATTATTAGATATGTATTCATTTCCTAATTTATGAAAATATTCAGAATATATAAAAGCACCTGTATTTTTATCTAATCCGGTTTCGTCAAAATTATCATTTATATTATTTTCTGAAATTCTTTCTAAATTGCTAAGTATACTTTTACCTTGTACACTTTCTTTAACTAGATATCTTTTTCTTAAATGAGGCATAATACTATCATCCTCATTAGGAACATAAAACTTTACATGGATTAAATCTAAATTAGTTTCTTTTACTTTATTAAAATTTGTATCAAAGGAACTTGAAATAAGATTTACTTTTTCTATAAATTTGTCTAATAACTTTGGATCTGGTGGACATAAATTAGATGTTATGCTTAATTCCAGTAATGGATGTGGATTTTTATATACATAGTCCAACATTTTAAATGTATTTTTATCCATTAAAGGTTCTCCACCAGTCATTCTAAAAACTCTAAGGTCGTTATATATTTGGGGCAACCATTCCCAAAATGCATTTACATAAGGATTATCCTTTTCTGCAGTAGATATTGGCATGTCTAAATATCTTAAATCATTATGAGTTCTATCATAAAGAGTATAAGGACCATTTTCAATAATTTCTTCTTCCCAAGTTTTAGATAAATGGGGGCTGCAATACATACACTTTAAATTACAAGCTTGATTAAAATTTACTTCTACATAAGATGGTTTAGGATCATAATCATAAGGATTTTTGTTTATTTCTTCTAGTTTATCCTGTGCCCATGCCCAGTTTAAATCAAAATATTCACATGCTCTATAATGACGGTCACTAGTAAAATTTAAATCTTCCGTATTCCAACAAAAATTACATCCTTCAGGTCTAGTTCCTTCTTTCATTTTCCTACGTTCTTCTTTTTTTTCTATCGTATTATGTAACGCAGAACTGTTTAATTTAATTTCGTTTATAGGAATTTTATGAGCAGGGGGGTGGTAACAGCTATGCGTTTTACCTTGAGGTAAATGCAAACTAACTTGAAACCATTTAGCCATGCAAATAGAAGAACTTATATTGTTTAAAAGTTGTTTTATTATATTGGTTTTATTATAAAATTCGCCTTTTTTTAATGATTTCTCCATTTTTAACTTAGTAAAACTGCATCTTCTCTAATTAACGGATTAGTCCTAGCTGGATTAACATAAGTTTCTTTGAAAAATTTGCTACCAAATTCATCTAAATCAGCTATTTCCAAACGTAGATCCCTCATCAAAACACGTCCTAATTTAATTATTTCTTCTTGTAACTTTTGCAAATTATAAGCATAACCGGTTTTAACACATAATGTACCCTCATTATCAGCAAACTTAGGTTTAATTTCAGATTCAAAAAACTTTGTATGCCATTCAAAATCTCTTACATCTACCCAGTTCCAATCATTTCTTTTAAAATTAGTCATATAACAACCTAATCTAGCGCCATAGATTGCCCATAAACCGTTTAAAACATCACTTCCAATAGTCATCCAAACTAATAATCTTTTATAGTTTTTGTAATGTATATATTTTTTAAAGTTCTCTACTCTTACAATATCTCCTTGATCTAAACTCATTTTTACACCTTCTCTAAATCCTGCTCTATAAGCTTGATAGCAACTAGCATTATTCCATACATTACTGTAAATATTATTCATTTGAACATAATGAATATCCCAACAAAAATCTACCTGACCAGCCTTAGAAACAGCTATCTCGTGACTTTTCATTTGTTCTACAACATTCTTAGGCCAAAATTTAATACCTCCATTGCCATAAACTAATCCATTTATCATATTTTTTCCACTCCAAGATACAACATCAACTGACATATCAAGTTTAGTTGTATCTATTTCAATGTTAAAAAATTCCGGATCGACTAGGTTATCAGCATCAATTGTAACAAATCTATCTGTTTCTGACAATGCTGCTGCAGCTTTATGTGCAGCATCACTACCCCAAACTCCATGACTACGTTTAGCCCATGGACATATTTCTAATAAATTTTGGTAATTTTCATCAGCATTGGGTTCATCATAGCTTATAAAAACTACATCATACTCAGTAATTGGTACTTTCATATTTAATCCTTAAATTATTCTCCTTAAATAGTATTTTATTTTTTTCTAAATCTATTATATTGTTAAGTTTTATAATTTGAACTTGTTTTTGATACAACTTTGATAAATCAAGAGTAAATTTTTCAATTAATCCGTCTATTGATTGGTCTACTATATAAAAATCAACATTTTTATTAGTAATATAATCTAAATCAATTTCATCTAAAATCTTAACAGTTAAAAGTTTGGAAATTGGATTGTAACTAAACAGTATATTATTTAAATCTTTATAATTGTTTATACTTTGAATATTAAACGTTTTACTTTCTTGAATTTCAAAGTATTCTATTTTATCAACAATATGTGCTTGATAATTGGGAACAAATTTATAAGTTAATAAATTAAGATTTAATGGACTAACAGTATTTGTTATGTCTGATATATCATAATCTAAATAATTATTATGTACTAAATCTAAATTAGTAAATTTAATTACATCAAACAATAAATTAGGATCTCTTTTATCTGTTAAATAGAACAATAAATCTAACGTTTTATTTTCTCTTAGTATACCGGATTTAAGAATAGGGTTTAGTATAAAACGAATTATTTTAGATTCTAAAAAATATATAATTAAAAAATCATATTCTATTTTATTAATATCTGCAATTTTATTATATTTTAAATTGAACTTAAATATTTTTTTATCTATTTGAAAAACATTATACTTATTATTTACAATAATATACTTATTTTTACGAATGTCAAATACTATTTTATAATTTTTTTCACTATCAGTTCCACTTAATATTTTAAAAACAGAGTTAGATTTAAATTTTTTACAAATAATATCATCACTAGAAAATTCTTTTTTAGTTGATATACTTTTTATTATACCTGAAAATTTATTAAATGTAACAAACTTATATAACTTATTGTAATTTAATAAGCTTTCCATAGAATTATTTTCATAATTTTCTACAGGGTCATCCGCAAATTGTAATTGATTCATACTAGATTTTTGTAAACGTCTTCTATAAATTCACTATTAATAAATTTTTTGTTTGCATAATGAACAGGATCAAGTAATATGTAATTTTCATATTTGATTTTTTTATTAGGTGTGAACCATAAATTTACATATTTGTAAAAGTCATAATTTTTTTTATCTGTGTAATTAACTTTTTTGGGATTTAGATCTATCCAATTAATAAGATTATTGGTAATTTTATCTATATTATCTGTCAATTTAAGTGCTAGGCTAATATCAATATTTAAATCTTCTTCTTCAAATGGTAATTCTATAAATTTATCATAGAAAAATTGATAATTAGCCTGTATTTGTGTTAAAATGTTAAAAAATTCTAAAGTTTCATCGTTATCTTTATTAAACATAAATATATTGCTATAAACAAAATCCAAACCTAACTTATAAAAAAATTGTTTATAATTATTTGACTCAAAAATTTGACCTCTAAAATCTTTACATGAACTAGTAAATAAGAATGGTCTTTTGTCTAATAGTTCAAACCAATGATCGATCTTATTTAAAATTATAAAATCACAATCTATATATATATTTTTTTTAAAAGGACTGGCCCAATATATTTGGTTAATATTGCTAATTTTCTTTTTCCTACCAAATGTATCTACAAAAGCAGGTATATCAATTATATAATCAACAAAGTTATTACAATAGTTTTTAACTTTATCTCCTTGATCATTTACTAAAACTAAAGCAATTTTTATATCATTATTGTAATACTTAATTGATTTAATTGCTAACTCTAACATTCTTTCATAATTTACTGCGGTATTTACATCAATAAAAAATAAAATACCTTCTTGTTCAATAATTTCTACTTTATTAATCATAAAATTCCAAAAAATTGTTATAATGCCTTAATATTGCCTGTTTATTCATTATATGGACATCTTGATCATGCCAATTTACAGGAATGTCTTTCCAATTTTCTCTTACGTCGTTAGCTAAAAAAAATATTGTCTGGTCATTTACATTAAAAATATCATCTTCTTGTTTACTAAAATACATAAAATTTTGGGGCAGATTATTTACTATATCCCCAGTAACTCTACCATTTAAAATATGAGTTGCAATACTTACAGCAAAATCAGTTCTATATAATCCCTTAGGAAATTTATATAAAAATTGATAGTAATCATAATTGTCTTTTACATGATTCCATAATTCAAAAAACATTTTTGTTAAAGGATTTTTTGTGAAATAAATTACAGTAGACCACCACATTTTTATACCATTATCACTTAACCAAATTTCTCTTAGTCCTGGATAATCATTCCTGACTGTTTTAGCTTGTTCAAACATAGCAAGATTAAAGTCAGTATCAAATATTTTTTCTAAATTGTTTGACAAAATAAAATAATCACTATCTATCAATAATGTTTTCTTAAAAGGAGACAAATTATATATATCATGTTTATTAGAATTTTTAAACTCAGCTACAAACTCAAACCAAGGAGAATCATGATGTATTCTTTTATTACTTTCATGTACTACATTTTCAACTATAAAGTAATCAAAAGCTCTTTCAATATATTTTTTATCTACTGTTTCTTGTAACCAAGAAACAGTTCCTTCATCAGAAACTAGTGCTACAGGAAGATTTAAATTTGTTTTAGCTAGCATACCACAAATTGTAGCTATTTTACAATAGTCTATTTTTTCATTGTTATAAGCAAATAAACATATACCTTTGTCATTATCATTATTCATAGTCTTCCAAGTTTAATAATTTTTTAACATTTCTTGCTCTATTTATTTTTTGAAATTCACTGTAATAATTATTTAAACTTTCATTATGAACAGTTAATAATGTTGCTAAAAACTCTTTTAAATTTGTAATTTTAATTGGATTTCGAAGGCTGTCTAAAACTATTGCTTCCTTATTAAATTCACTAAGTGTTTTAATATAAGCAAGTGTAATGGGATCAGCAATAAATTGGCCGGAATTGAAATAAACTATTAATTTGTCTAAAACTTGATTTTTAATATTATTTTTTTGATTTGCAATTGTTAATCTATAATTACTAAATTCTAATGATCTTTGTAATCTTTCATCCATATTTCCTTTTTTATAAATTTTTTATTATATGTAATTGAGGAACAGTTTGATGATCAACTATTCCTAAAATATTTATATCTTCTTTAGATGTTATCATATAATCAATATTAAAAGTGCCATCAACTACTGTATTTGTAGATGAAAATACTACAAAACGTATTAATAAGCTCTCACCTAAAGAACTAAGTTTTCCATAAACTTTTATTCTACTACTTCCGTAAGAACCTCCATATCCGGTATATCCATTATAGTTTGTATATCCGCTATATCCTGAGTATCCACTGTATCCTGAGTATCCTGAATATCCTGAGTATCCACTGTATCCTGAATAGCCACTGTATCCTGAGTATCCACTGTATCCTGAGTATCCACAATATCCTGAGTATCCACTGTATCCTGAATAGCCACTGTATCCACCATGATGATAGTTACCTGTATTACTTGTCCATAATAATGTCCAAGTATTTGTATTTAAATCAAGGTAATTTTTATTATTAGTAAATCCTGTATTATTTGTATCTCTAAAGTTTTTACTATCAAATATTAAAGTACCCATTGAATCAACAATACTCTTTATTAAACAATATCCTTGACTCCTTCCGTTAAATATATTAAGATTAAATCTATATGAATGTCCACTATTAAAAAAATATCTTATATCATCAAAACTACTTTGCTCATACTGAACGATAGAACTTATTTCAGTTTCCCAAGGGTAAATTTTTTCTATAGAAAAAATATCAAAAATATTTAAATTATGTGCAGCTAATTTATTATATAAAGGTATATCATTAATGTCAAATTCAAAATTAACCAAGTTTAATAAGTTTGCTATCTCATTAAATTTATAATGACTAATTCTGGTATGTCTTTGAACTCTATCAATTAATTTATAATTTACACCAATGTGTTCTATTAATAAATTACATCTAATAATTATTTGATTCCAATCATAGGCAGTAATTATTTTTGTAGGCCACGATGCTTTATTGTTACCCCATCCATATTTGTAATCATTTTTATTTATATTATTGAAATCAGCTATTAAATATAAGTCAGAAAAAATCTTATTAACTAAAGTATGTACTTTAATAAAATCATTTGAAGTAATTTGTGTTGCACTTTGTACATTATTAATAAAATCATTCATTTAGTAAAGCTATTATAAATAGTTAAAAATAGAAACATATAAATCATCTTGTTTATCAACAACTAAATTATTATCATATATGTAATTTTGTTGTATATAAGTATAATACGAAATGGAAATCTTATGGTTTCCATCAACTATTGCATCAGAAGGAACAATATATTGTATTTTAATTACTAAATAGTTTCCTAAAGATATTTTTCCATAAATTTTTATTCTTGCTACTGATCCATAGGATCCAAAACCTTCGGAATTATATGAACCATAACCATCGTATCCGTTGTAACCATTGTATCCGTTGTATAAATTGGCTGCATTTCCTGTAGGACTAGTCCACAATAATTTATAAGTATTATCTAAATTATAAAATCCTAAATTTGTAGTAGTCCCTACATTATTAATAGATGTACATCCAAAAATATCAAAAATTACAGTGTCAACTTGACTATATATATCATTAAATACATTGTAAGTATAAGTTGATCCTAAACTATCAGAAAAAAATTTAAATCGTAATTTAGATCCACTATTAAACCAATATCTTAAACTATTTAATGAAGTACTTACAAACTCAATTTCTGTTGAAATAGTTTGATCAAAAGGCAAATTTCTAGATATAAGAACTTTTTCGTTAATACTTGCTATGCTACTAGATAAATCATTTTTTTTATTTAAATTATTTAACAAAAAATTTTTAATATCATTAAATTTAGAAACACTTATTTGTTTATTACTAGGAATTAAACTATATAATGAATTGTTACTACCAATATGGTTTATAATTAAATTCACTCTAGCTATTATTTCATTCCAACTTTCATGATTTATACTATTAACTGCACTTGGAGCTGGAACATTTCCCCACCCATAGTCTAATTCATGAGGAGACGTAATCTGATTTAAAGAAGAATATGGACCAGTTTTATCAGCATATATTTTATTAGTTAAATCTAATAAGTTAAAATAATCGGATATAGAAATTACATTATTTCTATTACCAATAAAAAAAGCCATTTCTAATCCTTTTTATATTTTTCCTTTAATTACTACCTCTATAAAACCTACGGAATCTTTTTTTAAAGGTTTAATACTTTCAAGTGCTATTGCAAAAATTGCTAAAGTGCTATATTTAGGATTCCATTTACATGCTACTCCTTCTATATCACTTGACATTAAAAAATCACCTTTAGTGATTTTACCTATTGTTTTACATTTACATTTTCCTGCTAATACAACAAATGGGTTTTTCTTTTTTGATTTTACACTAGCATTCAATTCAAATCCAGGATTTGAACTAATAACACTTAATACCTTATTGTCTCCTTTAACTTTAGTTGTTGTAATATGCTTTGATCCGCCTATTTTTACTACTGTTCCAGGTTCAATATATTTATCAGCTTTATACCTCTCTGCCAAATCTGCATAATAAGCTGAACTAGCTATACCATTAAATTTATAGTTATTGTCATTTACTCCGTTTTCATTGTTTAATGTTATACCTTTTAGTATTATAGGAAATCTAGATTGATATTCTTGCACTCCTCCTATCATGTACTGTCCACTCGCTGCTACAAAATTATCATTACTACTAAAAATAGCAACTACTTTATTACCAACAGTAAATTCCATTACAGGTTTATTAACACCATTTATATCTTTAATATATTTGGCATTTACAGAACCTGCTGCAGAAGCTCCTAATCCTAAATTAACCCAAGAGTTATTATTACTATAAAATTTTAAAGTGTCTTCACTTTCATCATACCATAAGTCACCTTTATAAGGAATTTCAGGACTTAATTCACTGACTGATATATTTTCAATGCGTAACCAGCCTTTACTAGTACCTAAAAATACTTTTAATTTATTTAAATTTTTATCGAACCATAATTGACCTAATAAAGGATTTATAGGTTGGACATTGCTAGCAAAATTTTCCAGCATATGAACAAAATTTTCATTTATACTCTCTCCATACCCACTTGCATTTTTACCAATTAATTTTATGCTTGTATTTTGAGTATCAATTGCGCCATCTGGAATATTAACTAAAACTGATTGATCGGATTTATTAACTGTATATGTCATGAACCAATCCTAAATCTTAATGTATAAATTACCTGAATGATTCTATTAGCACTCTTTTGGACAGGATGGAAAATTACATGGCTCAATAACAAACCTGTTCCTAAATTATCTCCATTTGCTTTTAAC